CTAATGGTAATATTTCTGCTGCGGGTATTGTAACTGCATCAAGTTTCGTTGGTAGTGGTGCTAACATCACAGCAATAAGCGGTTCTAATATTGCTTCAGGTACTGTTGCTGCTGCACGAGTTGCAACCCTAAACCAAGATACAACAGGTAATGCTGCTACTGCCACTGCACTAGAAACTGCTAGAGCAATTGGAGGAGTAAACTTTGATGGTAGTGCTGCTATTAATCTTCCAGGTGTAAATGCTTCTGGTAGTCAAGATACAAGTGGTAATGCTGCTACTGCTACTATACTGGAAACTACAAGAGCGATTGGTGGAGTAAACTTCAATGGTTCTGCTGCTATTAATCTTCCAGGTGTAAATGAATCAGGTAATCAGAATACATCAGGTACTGCTGCTGGATTAAGTGGAAGTCCAACAATAACAGTTGCCAAAGTAAATGTTGGTACTGCAGCAACGATACATCCTACGGGTGGTATAACTGCTGGAATTGTTACTGCTACAAGTTTTGTTGGCCCATTAACGGGTAATGTAACTGGTAATACATCTGGTTCCTCTGGATCTTGTACAGGTAATGCTGCTACTGCTACAATCCTTGCTACGGCACGAAATATTGGTGGTGTATCATTTGATGGTAGTGCTGCAATTAATCTGCCAGGTGTAAACCAAGCAGGAGATCAAAATACATCAGGTACTTCTGCGGGATTAACTGGAACACCAAATATTACAGTAGGAGATGTTGTTGCTGCTAGTTTAGATATCTCTGGTGATGCGGATATTGATGGAACATTAGAAGCAGATGCATATACAGTCAATGGCACAGCATTAGATACTCATATTGCAGGAGTCACAGTAACCAATGCAACCAATGCATCCATAGCAACTAATGTTACTGCTGCGGATGAATCGTCAGATACTACTTGCTTCCCCTTATTCGTAACGGCTGCAACTGGAAACTTACCACCAAAAACAGGAAGTAATTTAGCATTTAATTCATCAAACGGAACTTTAACTGCATCTATATTCAGTGGTTCTGGTGCATCATTAACTAATCTTCCAGGTGTTGCAACAGAATCAGATACTGCTGTTTCAACCACAAGTGCTACAACAGTTGCAACAGTTGATAAGACTGCATATCGTGCTGCATTTATAGAAGTAGTGATTGTACAAAGTTCTGCATATCAAGCAGGTAAATATGGATTAATACATGATGGCACAACTGCAACAATAGTTGAGGAATTTGCAATAGCAACAGGTTCAATGTTAGGAACCTTTACAGCAACCATAAGTGGTGATAATATGTTAATGCAAGTGAATATGGGAAGTTCATCTTCTGCAACAGTCACTGTTAAAGTCAATACTATTACGGTATAATATCGAAAAAAACTAAATAATAAGCGTATTGATATAATTTCCAATATGGGCCCAGCACAAATTGCTGCTTTAGATAACTGTGGTATTCAAGTCGAAGATGCCACTGGGGACATTAAGTTCCGTGAATTTGAATTTATCGATGTGATCAAACCTGAACCAATGAAGGTTCCACAATCACAAATTCATTACGAAGACCCATTAAAGGAAGCAACAAAACTTCCAGACTATAATAAAGTCGGAAATATAATCGACGTATATTTGGCATGGAGAGGAACAAACTACATGATAAAAATGTTTTTCCCTTCAGTCGTAAAACCATCACGCAGAGAAGTTCAGGATCAAGTGAGAAAAGTGTATCCTGGTGCTAAACTCTGGAACTATCAGATTTCAAGTCATGAACCTGGAGCACCTATCCTCCAAACAACAGGGGGACGATAAAACTAAAGAGTTAGAAAAGAAAGTAGAAGATTTAAAAAAAATACTAGACCTACAACAAAGAACTATAGAACACGACAGACAACATTTTGGACAACAGTATGAAATGATTTAATTATGAAAGTTGAAGACATCTATCTTGGTAATCCCAATCTAAAAAAAGCGAATGTTCCAGTTGAATTTACACAGGAACAACTTTTAGAATATGTTGCATGTAGGGAAGATCCTGTTTACTTTGCTAAACAGCATGTAAAGATTGTTACTCTTGACCACGGTTTAATGCCGTTTGAACCATATGATTTCCAAGAAGGTTTAATCAACAATTTTCATCAGAATAGATTTAACATTTGTAAGATGCCCAGACAGACGGGTAAGTCTACAACATGTATATCATATCTGTTGCATTATTTGCTTTTTAATGATAGTGTAAATATTGGTATTCTTGCTAACAAGGCGGCTACTGCTAGGGAACTATTAGGTCGTTTACAGACTGCATATGAAAATGTTCCTAAATGGATGCAGCAAGGTGTCTTGTCATGGAATAGAGGTTCATTGGAGTTAGAGAATGGTTCCAAAATCTTGGCTGCTTCGACTAGTGCCTCAGCTGTTCGAGGAATGTCATTCAATATCTTGTTTCTGGATGAGTTTGCATTCGTTCCAAATCATATTGCTGATTCGTTTTTTGCCTCTGTTTATCCTACTATTACTTCTGGTAAGAGCACGAAAGTCATAATGGTATCTACCCCTCACGGGATGAATCATTTCTATAGGTATTGGCACGATGCAGAAAGAGGAAAGAATGAATATATTGCAACGGAAGTTCATTGGTCAGAAGTTCCTGGAAGGGATGAGGTTTGGAAGAAGCAAACAATTTCCAACACATCTGAAGCACAGTTTAAAGTTGAATTTGAGTGTGAGTTCCTTGGATCTGTTGATACTCTTATTGCACCTAGTAAATTACGAGCACTTGTTTACGAAAATCCAAAAACATCAAGTGCTGGATTGGATGTACATGAAGATCCAATAAGCAAACATGATTACGTAGTTACTGTAGACGTTGCACGGGGTGTTGAAAAAGATTACTCTGCTTTTGTTGTTGTAGATATTACAGAGTTTCCTCATAGGGTAGTAGCAAAGTATAGGAATAATGATATTAAACCTATGCTATTTCCTAATGTCATATATGATATAGCAAAGAGTTATAATGAAGCATTTATTCTTTGTGAAGTAAATGATGTTGGAGATCAGGTAGCAGCAATTATAAATTATGATTTAGAATATGAAAATCTTTTAATGTGTTCTATGAGAGGTAGAGCAGGTCAAGTTGTAGGTCAGGGATTCTCTGGTAAAAAGACTCAACTTGGTGTTAAGATGTCCAAGACTGTAAAGAAAGTTGGTTCTCTTAATTTAAAGACTATCATTGAGTCTGATAAATTAACTTTCTGTGATTATGAAATATTAAGCGAGTTAACAACATTTATTCAAAAGAACAATTCATTTGAGGCAGAAGATGGATGTAATGATGACCTTGCAATGTGTCTTGTCATATATGCATGGTTAGTTGCACAGGATTATTTTAAAGAACTTACTGATCAAGATGTAAGAAAAAGATTATATGATGAGCAGAAGAATCAAATTGAGCAAGATATGGCACCATTTGGTTTTGTTACTGACGGAATGGACGATGAGAGTTTTGTCGATTCAGAGGGTGATAGATGGCATACAGACGAGTATGGAGACAAGGGTGGTGGTATGAACTACATGTGGGACTATATGTAAACATCGAAAACAATAAATATTTTCAGAAATACTGAGTATCGGAGTCTAAAGCATGGCGACACCTCAATTATCTCCTGGTGTATTAACGAGAGAGGTTGACCTTACCGTAGGAAGAGCTGAGAATGTACTGGATAACATAGGGGCGATTGCTGGTCCATTCAGCATCGGTCCTGTTGATGATCCAATTGATATTGCTACAGAAGAGGATCTAATCAACGTAATGGGTAAACCGTTAGGAACGGATGCTCAATACGAGTACTGGATGACTGCAGCATCTTATCTTACCTATGGAGGAGTCTTAAAAGTTTGCCGCACTGACGGAACGAACTTAAACAACGCAAACGCAGGTGTTGGAATTGCATCTACGTCTGCTGGTAACTTAAAAATTAAGAATTACGATGATTACCAGAGCAACTGGAATACATCGACAGAATTTACTTATGCTGCAAAGAATCCAGGTTCTTGGGCAAATGGTTTAAAAGTCTGCTTCATTGACGACTTGGCAGATCAGACCCTAGGTATTACAACTTCAAGTCCAGGAGATTACGGTGCTATCGTTGGATATGCTGTAACTGCTGCACTATCGGATGTGGTTATACCTGGTGCTGGTAGCACTGCTGGATTCAGTGGATATCTGAAAGGAATTATAACTGGTGTATCAACGGATGCGACGAACAATCTTTCTACAGTTGATGTAAAAATTGTATCTAGAGTTTCTAGTGCAGGTACTGAAACTAAAATCGATTATAAGCAGTATACACAATACGCTTCATTCGATACTTCTGATGCTATTTGGTTTAAAAACAACGCTGGTATTAATACTGGTGCTCCAAACGCAGTAAATACCCCAATAACATTTACACCATCAGTTGCAGAAGATTGGTATGATAATCAGGTTCTAGGATTAGAGAATTCAGTAGTTTTCTGGAAGTCTCTTGCTCCAAGACCATCATCTAACAATTATGTAACCAAGAGAAAAGGCAAGAACGACGGAATGCATCTTGCCGTTGTTGATGACTATGGTACTATCAGTGGAGTTCAAGGTGCTATCCTTGAGAAACACATTTCATTATCTAAAGCAGAAGATGCTATCTCTGAAGTAAATTCTCCACAAAAGGTTTACTACAAGCAGTATCTTGCAGATTTTTCAGACAATATCTACGCAGGATATAATGTATCTGCTGCCAAAGATACTTATTGGGGTACAGAACCAATTGCATCTGGTTTCGGAACTGCTTGTGTTCCTTATACAACTGCTCAAGGTTTATGGGGACAAAAGGCACAAGATTCTACATTCTCACTAATAGGAAACAAAACCTATAGTTTCGGTGGTGGTGTTGACTACGGTGCTGGAATTCCTGAAGTCGGACAGAATGGTGGCATGACTGCTACCCTAGGTGATCTGAAGACATCTTATGATTTGTTCAAGAACAAAGATGAGATTCAGGTTGATTACTTAATCATGGGGCCTGGTTTAGGTGCCAGAGACCTATCTCAAGCAAAAGCAAATAGTCTATTAGCAATTGCTGGAGACAGAAAAGATTGTGTTGCTACAATTGGTCCTCATAGACAAGACCTTGTTAGCGTAACAAACACAACTACACAGAC